CGCCTCCGCTGAACGAAAAATGAAAATCTGTAAAACCGTTATCTCTTGCCTGTGCCTTGATACTATCTAGTGTGTGTAAGTACAATTCTAGATCTTGGTGATCAGGGGTACTAGATCTAGCGTATGGCCAGCAATAACTGCATGAATAATTACAAAATCTAGCCAGTATCCAAGAAACTGTGAAAAGATGGCTCTTTAGGAGTGTCTTCTGTCCAAATTGGGTAATTTTATCCCAGGGTATTGTTTGAAAATTGTTCATACAACCAATCAAAATCATTTATTCTACGCAAATCTTGCGGTGATTGTGCGTGTTTTTCTCCGTATTCTCTGCCTTCTTGGGCGCCGCGTTTTGCTTCATTTCTATAAAGTGCATCTGAAATAGGATTTAGCCACGCCGCCAATCGGTCTTCAGTTTCAATATTAAGTTGTCCTTGTATAGACTTACTTGATAATTTTGCACATTCTCTAAATGCACTTTTCCAAGTGTTAAACGGATCTGTATTAAATGCAGTAATGTTACTTATTTCGTTCATTACTCGAAAATTGTCGCTAATACTTGTAGTCATGTCAGGCTTACTTGTATCCATGTTTATTGTCATACGTCTAGGAAAAAGTTTTACACCGCCGTAGCCGTACTCTAAACCATTTATAGGATTCTTACTGCGCCAAACGTGTACATGATCTAACTGATGATCTGGAACTTCATAATCAAAATTAAAGGAATCTAAAACCTGTGCATCACCGTCAACAATCCAAAACATTTTAGTAAAACATTTCTTTGCAGCAGCAATGTGTGCCTGATGTATTCCTTTTACTCCGTCAACAGGCTTAGTCATAGGAAATCGTTCTTTTAGTGCAGCATAATTTTCAGCAGCATTAGGTTCTTTATAACTTATAAAAACAATGTCATACATCAAATATCCAGTCAGCTTTGTCGTCTACCCACACATCATAATGAGGTTTTTGCATCCACAAATTATGATACTTAACTCCCCAAGAAAACAACTGTTCTTTAGTTAATGCTGTCCAGTCTATACCTGAATTAGCTCCTCGGGCTGTCCAATAAACTATTGTATGTCCGTCCATATATAATTCGTTAATCTTAGTTATATGTTCGTAGTTAGGTTTTGAGTTATAGTAATCACTGTCTTTAGTGTAGCATATTGTTCCGTCAATGTCAACTACATATTTCATTTTTGACTATCTCCTTTGGCAACTCTGTAATTATCTTCAACACTGTCTGGTGTACTAACCTCTACTAGTGTACCTGCTTCTAAACAAATTATTTGATGCGGTAGCAATGGAGGATTATGCCACGAATCTCCTACACGTAATTCATGTACCTCTATATCAGCTGTTCTAGTATCAATCGTACGGACTTCAAAATGTCCTGATAGTACATGCCAAGTTTCGTCCTTTTCTCGATGAAAATGCATACTAAACTTTGCACCTGTGTTAAAATTTAATAACTTACCGCAGTATAAGTCGTTAGTAGCAAATATTAATTCACTACCCCAACCCTTTTCTACATGTCCTTTTAGTCTTTGCATATTTCTTCCAATCTCGGAGCATATACGCCTCTATGTTGTACAGAAATTTGGCTAGACTTTATTGCAAATTCTATTGCCTTTTCTTTATTATCAGTTAACATATAATATGTAACAAAGGCTGCAAAAAAACTATCTCCTGCACCGGTTACATCGGCTATTTCTATTGGTTCTACATGATGAGTAGATGTTGTTTTACCATTTTCTATAACAAGCACATCTTTGTCAGCTCGGGTTACAACTAAACTTTCTGCTTCTGATATAGCATCATTATACTCATGTTCGTTTATTTTTACTATACAATTTCTAAATCTTGCAAGATCAGGTTTCTTAGTATCAATAAATATCGGAACAGTTGCATTATTAGTTATTTCTTCTATTAAATCATAAGGAACTAACCCTTTGTCATAATCTGGTATTACTATACAGTCATATACGCCAGCATACGACAACTTTACTTCTTGACTCTTAACCTTTTCATCAACTCTGTAAACTTGCCTATAGGATCCTTTTTCAATATACCTATGTTTGTTTTCTACAACATAAGTTTGCAAATTAATATTCTTTACGCCCAATGCTTTAAAGTTTTCTGCAACATTGTAACTCATGCCGTATGCACTTTCAGTATACATAAGATCAAAAATAGGCACAGGTGCTTCTTGGCTTATACGAGTTACTTTGCCGTAATGATTTAGATCACAACAACCGTCACCTATTATTAATACGTTCAATGACCTTTGTTGAAGAATATCTTGCATCTCTTTCAAAGAAAAACAGTTCTTTTGCATATTCGCTTCCTATAACTCTTTTATTTACATAGTCTGATCCAACTATCATTAAATCTGGACCATATTCTTTTACAGTACTTATGAGCTCGTCGTCTGTTCCAAACAAACTAACTTCGTCAATGAATTTAATGCATTCTAGCATACGCCTGCGTATGTCTTGGTTATTAACAGGTCTGTCGAAACCTTTGTTTACTTTTATCCTCTCGTCAGTATCTATTGCTACTTTTAAATAGTCGCCTTGGGATTTTGCATATTCAAATAATGCCATGTGTCCCGGATGCAGTATATCAAAAGTTCCGTTTACAAAAATTTTCATACAGAATATAATTGCGGATATTCTAACATTAGATGCATGCCGCCCTTCTCGTATGCGTTTTTATATACATCAAATATCTGTTCGCTAGATGTAAATTCATAAAATGTTGTGTTTGGACATAACGACTTAAATTGTTCAAAATAATTACCCTTATGTTGATGTCCGGGATCTAATGGCTCATCGGCGCCTTTGCCTACTCTAATAATAACCGTAGCTGTGCTTCCTGTCATCAGTTCATACTTATCTATATGGTTAACAAGTTGATTTGTTGCACTTATTAAGAAGTCCCATCTAGGATAAATGGTAACTACTTTCATTCCGGTCATTGCCATACCTAGACTTATCCCCATTTGAACTTCTTCCATTACTGGAGTTTCTATCATTTTATCTTTGTTGACATTATCGAGTGTAGCACTCATTGGATTACCAGGAAAAACAATTTGTTGTCCGATAAACTTTGTATCATTTTTATCACCTAAAAAGGTCATTGCCTTTGTTAGTTCTTCTTTATAACTCATTTTGATAAATTCCTTGTTTTATGTTAACATGTAGTAACGGCGAAAACGACGGTAAATTAGTAAACGGCTGTAACAAATTTCTATCTTCTATAGTTTTAATAACGTTTTCAGCCATTACATGATGGCACAACATTGATGGATGGTCATCTAAGGGCGGTTGATTAAAATAGTCATAATCGGATCTTATTGTTAATTCTTGATTACCAGGTTGATGTTCGTCCATCATGTCTGCCATGCTTTGGTATTCTATTCCTTTATAAGTCAATGTCATTAACCGTTCATTCATCCAAGGATTATTTCTAATCCATTCTAAATTTTCATTTGGCCATGATAGTAACAGTGTAGGTATACCCTTATCTTCACAAGTGCGTAAAAAATGTTCTATAGGTCTTAGACTATAATCAATATACCATTTTACATAATCATCAGGTGTTTTGATATCATGTATCTTCATAAAACGTTTTAATTTAGGAATATCATTGTACAATTCATTAAAAGCAATACCCGGTCCTTCAAAAGCAATACAATCTCTATGAGGTTGAGTAAGTTGCATTACTACTAAACCAATATCTTCTAAAGGAATATCTGTCCTTCCGTGTCCATCCACAAAATTAGTATCACTAAAAAAACAGGTATTCCACCACTTTAAAATACTCTGATGACTGCCGCCGTTAACTCTATCTACTATTTCTGATGTATTAAAGTAATTTGCAACCAGTCTTGGAAATCTCATTCTTGCAGCGTGTTCAATTTGTGTGTGATTTACTAGTCGGTGATCGTAGGTGTTCCACGGTTGTTCAACTATGCTAGGAAGTCCTGTATAATAATACAGACCTTGTCCCCAAGTAAAACTACATCCTGCAAATAAAATAGATTTATTTACTTTTTCTGTTTTTCGTTTTATCACTTTGTCCTCCTTTCGGCCAACTTATTTCCCAGTCTTTAAAATCTGCTGCTAAACAGTCTACTTTATAATCTTTTCTTCCACCAATTAGTTCTTGTATAATATTCTTACTTGTATTTCTAATTCCGTTCAGACCATGAGTAAGTTCAAGATTTCCTTCTTTTTCGCCTCTACGAAACTTTGATTCATTTTGCCAGATATGCAAATTCATTTGTGCGCAAACTATTATAGCTCTAATAGTTTTTGCATCAACTACTGAATTATTTTCATCTAGTATAAGTTGTATGTCGTGTACAATATCATCAATCTCTTGTGCGTACTCGTCTTTGTATTCTGGTATAAAGACTTCTTTTAATTGTACAATAGAAAGTCTATCAATTAATTCACTTAGTGTTTGTAAATATCTTCTTTCTGATTTGTATGTCATAGGTTCGTAAAACTCCTGTTGTTGTGCGTAACTACAATACTATATGCTTCAATAAGTTGTTTTATACCATAATCTAAATCATACAAAGGTTTCCAACCTAGTGATTCTATTTTATCATTACTTACAATATAGTTTCGTTTATCAAAGTCTTGTTTAAATTCGTCCTGCTTAATAACTAAACCAGGTATGTGTTCTTTTATTTTTTCTGCAAGTTCCATTTTACTTAGATTAGCAGTAGACAATCCTACATTAAATGCTTCGCCTGAACATTTTTCATAGTTTTCTATTACAAACTCAAATGCTCTTGCAATGTCTTGTACATGTATATAGTTGCGTTTAAAATGCGCTTCAAACAAAACGAGATATCCATCCGTAAAAGATTTATAAACAAAATCATTTACTAACAGGTCTTGGCGCATTCTAGGACTAATTCCAAAAACAGTAGCAAGTCTTAGTGCAACACCGCCGCTAGCAATAACTGTATCTTCTGCGTCACACTTTGTTTTAGCATACAAACTAAGAGGTTTGAATGGACTTTCTTCTGTGATAATTTCTTCACTAGAACCATACTGGCTGTTTGTGTTAGGCATAATCAATTTCTGTTTTGCTGTTAACACTTGTGCAATGTGCTTTATCTGTTCGTAGTTAACTTCTACTGTAAGTTGAGGATTATCTTTACATGCTGGCATTCCTACAATAGCAGCTAAGGGAATTATTACATCGTGATCTTTAACTAATTCTTGCAATAGTTCTTTGTTGCGTACATCGCCTTTTACAAAACAAAAGTTGTCGTTTTTAAATAGATGCAAAAGAGACAATTGCTTGTACATAAGATTGTCTAATACTGTAACAGCATATCCTTTAGATAACAAATATTCTGCTGCTGTAGAACCTAAGTATCCGGCTCCGCCTGTGATTAATATTTTCATATATTTTATCCCTTTAAAGCATTTATAAACTTTGATGTTAATACCATATCGTCATCTTGTGTAATCATACGAATTAATTTTTCATAATTTTTTTCTATTTTTTCACCATAATTGTCTAGTAAATATTTTTGAACATTATGATTAGTTTTATATTTTTCTTTTAGATCGATTAGATATTTGCAAGTGCTATATATAGAATTTTGTGCGTCATCTTGTGTAATCTCATTTAAATTTTCAGGAAGAAATTTAAAATTTAGTAACCAAAATCCATTGTCAATAAGCCATTTATATTGATCTTGAGTCGTATATAGCATAAAAAATATTTTTGCTTTACCATATAACAAACATTTTAATGTTTTTTCCGATATATGTTGTCTGTGAAATCTACTGTCTGTATCGACACCATCAGCCCAATTGTGACCTACATCGTTACCTATTGTTTCCCATAACATATTAACAACACTAGTTTGGTAATCTGTATAAGATGATATGTGATTATGTTCCCAAACTCCGAATATTTCATAACTATTAATAACATCAGAAATATTACTACTATGCGATTTGTAAATTTTAAGATCTTCTTTTAATATTTCTTTCATATTATCATAGATCATATGTCTAGTCTGAGACAATTTTCCGTTTATATGGAAAGGTCTGTGATAACATCCAACAAGATTATTTTTTATGTCAGATGGATAAAAATTTAAAAATTCATGACCAAAATAATAATAAAAATAAAATAAAGTTAATCTATAATCATTTATAGCATTTTTATGATCAAAAGAATATTTTGCGCCAGAAAGATATATATTACCGTTATCTAAAAATCTTTTTATATCATTATCTGAAAAGCTAGGACCTATCTTTTCGCCAGGAGTTGATAAAACTATTTTACTTTTATTTTCTTGATTAATAAGATCAATGCTGTTAGAACATTCTAAGTATTTTTTTTTAGGCCAAGATTTGCCAAAATAGAACAAATCATTGTTAAGTTTAACACTAAAGCTACCTCGCTCTCCTACATTAACCTTGCCATTTTTTAAAAAATACATAATGTACCCTATTTCATTCCAACGGCTATACTTAAAATAATACTTGGACATCAATCACCTAATAATTTTCTTTTTAAAGTTTTCTTTCTTGTATTACGCAATTGCTCTACTGCATGAAATCCAAATCTTTTTTCTAATAGTCTCTCATATTCTGGTAAGCTATTGTATCTATCCCATGCATAATCTCTAAATCTTAAAACTTCTGCTGCTGACAAATAATCTGTTGGCAAGTTTTGTGTTTCATATGCGTGTTGCGAGTAACCTATATACTGGTCAGGAAGTTTTACTCCATTTGCTTTTGACTGTCTATATAACGGCGATCCTGGATAAGCCATAGCACAGTAAAAACTAGCCATTTCAGTTAAGTTTTCTTTAGCAAACTGTAAGGTATTTTCCATACTTTTCTGCGTGTCTCCTGGTAATCCAAATATGTAATTTCCTGCTACTGCAATACCATGCGATTGAATATTTGCAATCAATGTAGTAATGTTTACATCTTCAAACCCTTCTTTGTATATAATTTTTCTAGCTTCTATATCAGGATTCTCAATTCCTAATGCGAGCCATTTAACACCTGCACGTCTTAGTATTTCTAAATGCTCTGGTTTACAAGTGTCTACTCTAGCATATGCCCATATGTTAAAGTCATAGCCTCGTTCAATGATTAACTCACATATTCTTACAAAATGTCTAGGATTAAGAACAAACAGTTCATCTGCAAATTTAATATTTTTAACACCTTTATCTGCTAGTATACCAAGTTGATTAACTGTAAATTCCGGAGACCAAAATCTAAAGCCATTCATATGAGATGCGTCGAGTTGATCATTGCTAGATCTATTAATAATATTAATCATACAAAAGGAACACTTATACGGACATCCTAAACTAGTATATATAGATGCAAAAGGTTCTTTTATTGAATTATTAGTCCAACTATGCCAGCCAGCTGTTCTATACCCACTGTTAGGATCTATTTTATTCCAATTTATTCCAGGCAAGATAATATCAAGGTTGCTTCTAGAAACAGGAATAGATGCTTCATTTAAATGTACACCTTCTGCATCCCTATATGCTATACCTTTGATGTAGGACAAGGACTTTGTTAAGTCCGAAGCTTGACTTAAATCGTGTAATGCTTGTACACCTTCATTTGTAAATGCAATGTCAATAAAAGAATGTAACTCAAGTGTTTCGACAGGCAATGCACTTACATGCCCGCCTACGAATCCTATTTTAATATTAGCATCTAATTGTTTTACAAGTTCTGCAACTTCTATTGCTCCGGTCATATTTTGCGAAGAAGCGCTCGGTTGTGCTCCATAGACAATAAAAACTGCCATTTCACATCTAGAGTCTTGTATCCTTGCCGCTGACTGTTCTGCAGTCAATCCTAAGACTTCGCAATCTAATATTTCTGTTCCTATACCTGCTGTTGATAGACTATTTTCTAAGAGTCCTGCCCAAATAGGTGTCTCTATAGCACTATCGGATGATGCTAAAGACTGAAATACTCTTTTTGCAGAATTTGCATGAATAAGCAAAAATTTCATTACCGATATAGTTCCTCAATTTTTTCAAACAACTCTATATAAGGATTAGTATCTATAAAAGTTTTAAGATGTTCTTGATTATATAAAAGTATATCCTTACAATTATAATACAGATCATGCATGGTGTCAAGAGACATATTACCCAGTCTTCTAATTTCTTTCATCATTAATTGAACACGCTTCTTCTTGTTATCTTCTCTAGTATATGCTTCGTCAATATACGGTTCAAAAGTTTTAAAACCTAACTCGTGCAACAGTTGTATTGCACCAATATTTCCGTAGTGTATAAACGGATGTAAATTTACAAATGGTCTAAACGTTTTTTCAGAATTAAAAGGATAATCGTTATTGATAAAATCTGTTTCAGATACAATACTTACATAACTATCAGTATACCACTGTTTATTAGTTTGGTTTGATGGAAATCCTGTTTTGTCATCAAAATGATTAGTGTCAAGTTCTATTGGAATCATTGCATTAGCTTTATCAATTACGTCCTTAGGCATATCAGCACCGTAATGTTCATAAAGCCAATTTTGTACAATGTCTGTTTCTTCCTGCATAGGTGAAATAAAACTTGCTAAACTTTTTTCTAATAAACCTGTACGCACTAATTCGTATAATAGATAATATCTATGCTTTCGATTTGCCCTATTTAAAGTTAAAAAGTGCTTACTACGTTTAGATCCATCTAGGTCTGCCTCTCTTACTATATCAGCAGTATAATTTAGACTACCAACAAACGGAAAGTTCATCATTTCTTTTGCACTTTCGTGTGCAAAGAACGTCGAACTTTCGATAACATGCATTTCTGTATTTTTTTGAATATTGCCAGCAACCATAATTAAATTTTTTAAATCCATTCCATAAGATCTAAAATAGTCTTCTATTTCTCGTATACCGTCTAACATAATCGGATCATGCGTAAGATTAATTATAATCTTAACCTTTCCTGATAGAATTAAATTACGCATCTTAGTTGACAGTGTATCCATAAGAGAATAATGAATATTAGTATTTTTTGTATAACTGCCCTTCCATAAAACTTCAAAATGCAAAATCTCTAAAGGAAATAAGTAAGTTTCATTATCGTTAACATCTACTTCATCTGGACTTACTTGTTTTAATAGTCCTGGTTTAATTGTATATCGATGAAAATTATCGTGCCATCTAAAAGATACACCGACAGTCTCTTCTATTCTTTTTCTAATTTCTTCTTCATTAAAAAGATTAGAAGTTTCATATAAACAGGACTGATGTAACCCATTAGGTAATGCAATTCCATTTACCCATTTATCAAAAACAACTTTCATTTAGAAAACTACCCATTTACCAGTACCGTAATGAGGATATTTAGATTTATAGTTATAATGTATAACATCATTAGGTAAATCTCTTGTTTTATTCCATGTTGCTACAGTCGGAGTTCTTGTACTAACTTCGTTATCTTCTACTACAAAGTATAATGGTAGATCGAAATTACGTGCGTACTTATGGACTTCATAAAATAGCCCAGTTTCAAAACACATATCTCCTATAAAGCACCAAACTTTATCATCAGTTCCGTTATCTTTGATAGACTTAGCAACACCTAATGCTATTGAAAGAGGTCCACCGACGATTGCACTACTATAGAATTTTTCATCGATGTTACAAACTGTAATAGATTTACCATCAAGTATTTCTTGTTCTAACCAATTAGGACTTAGACCTTTTAACAAAGCATGATAATGACTACGCCATGTAGAAAATACCCAGTCGCTTGTTTTAATTCTTTTAAATATTTCTATCAACGAATCTTCATTACCGTTACTTAAATGAACAGGTCCTCTAATCTTAGCACTTTCCCAATGTTCTATTATTTTATTTTCAAACTCAATTAGATCTTGTGCTGTAAAAATGCTTTCTCTCACCTGAGGATACTGTTCTAAATTTTTAATCATAATATTTTCCTAAATGACTATGTATGTGTTCTGCTACTACTCTGTGACCATCGACTGAAAAATGTGAATCATCTATAGGATAATTTGGTAAGTCTAATAATCTATATTTATTAGTTGAAATATATCGACATAAATCAATGTTGTAATGAATGTTATCAAATGTCATCATGGTTTTACTTTCATCAGGCACTTCGTCTGCATCGTACAGAATCCACAATACATCAATTTTTTTGTTTTGTAGATATACAGTATATAAGTCAATATTTTTCATAAGGGTATTGAATTCGACTGTTCTGTTGTAAAAATATTTTTGATACAAGGTGTAGTATCGCTTGATATTTTTATCGTCAATTTCTAAATTGTTAACTGTAACAAAATCTTCTATTTGATTTGAGTAAATCATTATACGTGGCAACAGAGTTGTTTGCATAGTAACTAGAATATTGCTACCATCCTTAATATCTTTTGTGTGCTCATATACGTTCTTAAAAATTAAATCGTTCGATGCTCTTGGAACTCCGTGATTTTCTACTTCACAATTTAGCATTTTTGCTAGTTGTGTAGGATATGCATTGGCATACATATAATTTCCATATTCATTAGGAGGATGCTTTTTTAACCACCTATGATACTCTGGTGAATTAAGGCCTGCGCCTTGTGTAAAACTACAACCAAAAGATAAAAGTTTATCGTATTGTTTCATCTATCTCTTTCCTGTAAAATAGGATCTGTTGTAGGCCACTCTATTCTAAATCGAGGATCGTTCCACTTAATAACACCTTGATTCTTTTCGTCTACATAGTCGCCTTCGTAGAACATATTATAATGGAATATACAATCTGTTAGTGCATAGTGACCGTTAGCGTACCCAGGAGGTATTAAAACTTGATCTCTAGTCTTTTCTGATAGTATATAAGATTCCCACTTACCTGTTTTAAGATCAAGAACAACTAAATAGATATCACCTACAAGAGCTTGTACAAGTTTATAAGTCTTATCATCATAATGCAAGCCTCTTAATACACCTTTGTAAGACTTACTAAATCTTCCGTGAACTTCGCTGTCTTTAGAAATAATTTCTGTTACAGGATGGTCGCTAGAATGATAAGTTGTAAAAATTTCTCCTCTGTATTCACGATATACAGAAGGTTTATAAATTGGAACTTGTTTGCCAAACGTATTAAGATGCGAAACTATCCATTCGTTCCATTTTTGATTTTTATAGCTCATTTGCTTTTGCTTCCAAGAAATTTACAAAGTCTTTAGTTAAAGGCTCTGACTCGTAAATCTTTATTAAGTGCTCTCTATTGTGTTCTAAAATATCTTGCATTTCCCAATACCATGTATATATTTCATCTTCGGACATTTCGCATAATCGTTTGACTTCTGAAACTATCATTTTTAAACGCTTGTGTGCAACTTTTTCATTATCATACGACTCGTCTATCCAAGGACTAAAAGTTTTAAATCCTAAATCTCTTAAATGCTGTAATGCACCCTTGAAAGAAAAGAAAAAGAAAGGATGATAGTTTCCTATCGGTTTAAAAACTTTTTCAGTTAATGATTTATGATCTCCATGATAGTATGTTTCTGTGCATATATAAAAATAACTATTTCTATAAGGTTCTCGTGTTCGATCAGTCCATGCACTTACAGTATTCATAGTAGTATCGGGCTCGTCGGCAAGTTTTTTTGGAAATAAATTAACCAATGACTCTGTTTCGACATCGTAATCTAAACTCCATTCAATCTTAACATGTTTTAACATTTGATCATTTAGCGAGGTTTTTTCAGATAGATAACTCCAATCACCGCGATCTAAAATTTGTTCACAATATAAAGAATACAGAAGTGCTTGTCGATGATTTCTAGGACTTTTTATTTTCATTAAAAATCTAAAAGGACGTTTTCTACTTTTTTCTAACTCTGAATCCCATCGACCAGTTTTTGAATAATATTTACTACTGTTCCACATAACAAACGGCCAATCACGCACTTGAATCTTTCGTTCATGGGGTTCAAACCATTCATCGTATATCTTATGGCCATTATGTGTATTAAACACTAAAATAATTTGACTCGGTGGAATATAGGACGATTCTAAACATTTATGTAAATTTTCATATTCATGTTTTTCGATATAATTTTCCTGAGCTAAATCTAGAATTATAGTACATTTTTTGTTTTGAGCATCTTCTAATGCTTCTTGCGACATATACTTCCAAAAATAATTACCATTAAGTTTTGAAAATTGCCTAACTCCATGTGCTGCAAACTGATCTAAATGAGGACTTATCTTAACAACATAAAAATAATGACTACACTTTTGTTTTCCTTCGAATAATGAAGTATGTTTTATACTAGTTACTTCTTCTAAAGCATTTAAATTTGTTACTGTCCAACTGTTAGGCCAGTCTCCTAACTGATTATTAAATATCTGTCTACTAATATTAGATTCGCTAGGGTCAGTATAGGCGTTAAATCCGTTGCTTATATTATGTTGAGAGTGCATGTAATTCAACACAGCATGATTACTTTCTAAAGCATTAGGTAAAAAATATCCCGGGAAAACATAGTCATATAAAAAGTATATCATATAGTATTTTTCCATTTATGATATTCTTCTTCCATTTCAGGAAACGTTTTAAGAAAATTAGTTCCACGTCTTCTATCATGCTCATCAACAAATCTAATTAAATTTTTTCTATGATTAATTACATGGGGTTTTGTTTCGTGTTCTTCGTCGATGTATGTTGTTATTTCATATATACGTCTAAACTTTTCGGCTTCCCAATTAAAGAATTTCCTATTAGCTGATTCGTACCAGCCGTTGTTTTCTATGTTATCGTATACTAAAGAAACCTGATCATATATATATCTTCTAAACTTTGCAGGCATAATATCAACTGCTTGATATCCAGGATGTCTCAAATAAGGAACATCAAGTATCATAGGCATGTGCTTAGCCTGCCAACCGCCGTATGTATCTTTAATTTCTAATATATCTTTAATAAGATTTTTAAAACTAAACAAACTTAAAAAGTTATATGTTGCCATATTAGTAAATGTACAATTTGGAACTTCAGTTAATACTTTGTTTATATTATCTAACCATTTGTTGTAGTCTAGTCCGTGTCTAATGTATTCTGCTTGTGCTCCTGTAGCTTCAGCACTTGTAAATATTTTAAATTTCTTAACCTTGCCTTCGCTACAGATTATTTTAATTTTTTCCATAAAGCGATTAAACACTCCGTCTGGAACACACATATTACTGTTGACAGCAAACTCTAGGTCTGGTCTAGGATTTTCTATAAGATCGTCTAGTACTCGAAATGTATCTTTAGAAAGTAATGGCTCGCCGCCTGTAATACGGAAATGTTTGAGATCCTTTGATACATCGGGCCACCATTTCCAAAATGCTTCTACATAAGGATTGTAATCTTTATTTGGAATAGGCATAACACCTTGATCTTTAAGCCAATCAATACCGCCATGCGCAGTTGTAGTTGGATACGGTCCGTATTTCTGAACTTCTTCCATCCATTTACTACTAACTTGTGGTGAACAGTATGAGCATTTGAAATTACACACACTACTAAAACTTACTTCTAAATAACTAGGATTAACATTATCATCCCAAGGTTTTTGAATAATTTCTGGAATATAAGATTCAGCCCAGGGTTCTTTGGACTTATATGTTCTATCACTTATTTCGTTATTGTCTTCTACACGCCAACAATAGTCACACTCTTTAGGCCTATCACCTTCGAGCATTTGCTTACGTTGTAACTTCTTAAATTTTGTATTATGTAATGCACTAGAATTACCTTCTAATTCTTCAACAGGTATTTTGTGAGGTACTGGATGATGACAACTATGCGTCTGTCCGGTATGTAGGTGTAGTGTAACTTGTTTCCACTTAGCTACACAAAAACTGCAACTAACAGGATCTAGATTTTCTTTTTTCCATACTTCAGGTGTCATTATTATCCTCAATTAAAAATGGTTCTTTGTTTATTCTTTTTGGCACTTGATAAACTGTTTTAAAAAATTTACTTTGTTGATCACTTAGTGGAGATATTGATATCGGAATATTTAATTCTTTTATCAAAGTTTTACCTAAATCCTGTATTGTAGACATTAGTGTTTCATCAGTAACTTCTAATTGGTTCCAAAAATTATTCAAATACGAAAAGTCACGTACATTTATAAAGTTCCAGTCTGTACACATTGTCATATACAACCCCTGTCTTGCACCAAATATCGCCCATAGTCCGTTTTCTACATCTGCACCGATCATTTGCCAAATATAAAGTCTATGTAAATTTTGCCAATATCCGTCATACAGTTTACTTGTATCAGGCTTCATTCCCTGATCAAGTGACATCTTAACACCTTCACGAAAACCAGCACGCCATGCTTGCTGTGGAGTTGCATTATTATACACATCACTAAAAGTAGTATTCATTTGGATATAGCGCATGTCCCAACAAAAGTCAACTTGACCTTGCGGATTTCCTGGTTCAGCATTTTCATGTGTACGCATATTGAGAACATAACTCTTTGGCCAACATTTAAGTCCGCCATTTCCATATACTAATCCGTTTATAACATTTTTTCCACACCAGCTAACAACACTATGATCTAACTGTGCTTCAGGTTTAAAATTTATAATTTGTTGTATATAATTAGCATATACTATATTGTCAGCATCTACAGTTATAAATCTATCAGTTTCGCTTAATTCTGCGCAAGCCTTGTGTGCAGCATCCGAGCCTTCTACTCCGTGGACACGTTTAGCCCATGGTATTTTACTACACAAGTCTGCATAGTTTTTTTCTGCGTTGGGCTCGTCGTAACTTAAAAAGATAACATCATAGTCTGCTACTTTAATTGAATTCATTTTACTACCTCATATCTATAATTACGATAAAGTCGTGGTGTAAATATCGAAAGATTTTCTTCTTCTGATTTGTACATGTACGGAAATATGCACTTTGTCTTGTCTATTAAATCTTTAATTGGTATTTCAATAGTCCGAATTAGTATGTTAGGATCATCGGGCTCAGTGATAAAAAACATAACAACCTTATCAGTAATTTCCTTGTCTAACAATTTTTCATTTACAACAATATCTTTAGTGCTATAAAATTGCCATTGTTTTGCAATATCATTTTTAAAAATATATACACTAGTGTCATCAGACGAATTTATCATATACAACTGATTGTCAACTAAAACTTTATGTCCTTTTCTATTTTTTCGTGCCATTAAAGGAATAGATTTTTTATCTACTGATACTATATTTTCAAGAAATAGTTCAGCAGTGTCTAACGTATCTTCAACAGTAAAATCTTTATGAAGTTTGTATACATTATTATTAGCCCAAACGTGATCGCCTTTATAAAACAAATCAGTTGCGTTATGTTTTCTAAAATCTATACCAACGTATATCTTTTCTAGGTTGTCAAATGTATTACCTTTAAATGGAATTTGATAAAGGTAATCTTCAACTGATTTTAAAAAACTAGTTGCAACCTCTCTAGCGATTACGTATTCTCTAAGTTGATGATTATATTTTACTACATATTCGCTAATTTTTGCTCTACCTAAAAAATATTCTTTTACTTCGTCATGATTAACTTCAATAACATCATAATCGCTATCTATAGGGTTATTTGTAATGTCAAAGACTTCGCCATGTGTTTTTTCAAAATACACATAACTTATATCTCCTTGTGCTATTAAACTGTTTAATTTTGTTATTGCATTAATTAAATTAGACATAAGTTATTTCCTTGTATTTGTTAAATACTTTTTCGACAAAGTCTTTTTCGGTATAATGCAATATACCATTTTGTACAAAATTTCCTAACTTTAAATTACAATTGTCATCTAAATATACGCCTAATTTATCTTGCCACCTATCTGGCGGATTGTTCCAGCCTTGTATCATCGGCTTTAAGTGTGTAAATGTAAGAATATTGTTTTTCTTATTTGTAACTTCTTCTTCTATATTAAGTATTTTTATTGCAATTGCTGCTGCGACATCTATACTCAAATGTCCGGGTGTTTGATTAGGTAGAAACTCTTTCCAAAACTCTTTCCAATTCTTACAAATAATTTCTAGTAAATTATAAAAGTTTTTTGCTAGATCTGATTGTTTAAAATAATGTACCCCAACGTATGTGTTAGGCAAATAGTTTTCGGTAAATGTCTTTCGGTAAAAATCATTTTCAATTACGTTATTATTAAATGTTCTTACTTCAGATGTAAAGAATAAATCTGAATCACTTAACATATTCCACGTACTAGTAAGATCATTAAACACCATCATATCAGTGTCCATTACAATTGTTTCATCATACGGACTACAGTGATAGATTTTCCATCTATTTTCAACTTTCCAAATAGTTGTTTCAGCATCATCACCAAAGGGAATAGGAATAATTTTGTCAAACAATATCTCATAATCTGCAGGAACAATATCGTTAGTAATAATTGATATTTTTTCATTAGGACTATTTTTACTTAGAGACAGTGCTAATAACACAGCCTGTTTAACATAGTCTACTTGTAGTACAGGATCAACTGTATATAAATTATTATAATAACACACTAAATTGCCCGGCCGTGGGTTTTCAAATACTAAACTTTTGTTACTGTCTGCATACAATTTAACTTCTTGATCAATAATAGGCTCGTAATCGTCTTCAGTAAACTCACTATTTGCTGGTACGTCAACTAAAGCACGCCACACTCTGTTATTATGCCAAACATGTTGACCTGCTAAATGTAAAACTTCTTTATACCAAATATCAATGTTAACTCCTTCAAATTGAGGAGTCAGTGTATATAATTGTGTTTCATCTTCTTTACGCACTTCGTAAATATTATTATCAGATAATACAATATTATTCTTTTTACACAAGTGATGTACAACAAGATCGTTTTTGTCATAGTGTATATAGACTTCAGGTATTACTAATTTTACATCATCATAATTAAATGTTTTAGACTGTAAACAAGTATTAACAAATCTAAAGACTTTATTATCATACCAAACATGCTGACCAGATATATAGTCGAGATCCGGATACCATATATCTACATGAATACCTCTGTATTGCTCTTCGAGGAAATGATTAGGTATTTGTCTCGATACTCTTTCATAACTATTTTGTGCTAAAACTATTATACCTCTATTGCTCATTAATTACTCTTTCTAGACTAAATTTATTCATTATATGAACACTTTTTCCTTTAGTACTTAATGCTAGATATTCTCCTAAGTATTTTGGTCGTTCAACCAAAAATTGCATATAATCATCATTAATTTCTAAACATATATCTTTATCAATTGTATAATAATGCGTACCTGGTAATTCTTGTACACAACTATCAAGTCCATCAAAACCATTAAGAATATGTGCTGCAATACTAAATGCAAAGTCATTTCTAAATAACGGAGAGTCAATTTGATACACTCGCCTGTAATGAGGCCAATTATCTTGTATGTGTGAAATTAGATCAAAGAATATTTTATTTGATTCAGTCTTTGTAAAATATACTACAGTTGCCCAATAAAAATCAACACCACACTCACTTATGTACTTAAACTCTGCTTCACTACGTGTTCCTGATAAATCTTTTGCATTTTTAAACATCATTAAATCATATTGACTGTCAAAACAGGATTTAAATAAATCATTAGAAATAATATAATCTGTATCTAATAACAATGTGCTATCGTATGGAGATAGATCATATGCTTGTGCTCTGCCTGCATTTTTAAAAGGAAGTTTTTTGTGTGTTAAAGTACCATCAAAGTAAAATCTATTATTCTGGACAACTTCCCATGCTGTAGGAATAATCTTATCAAATATTCCTCGGTCAAAACTTTCTACTAAGTAGTCTGGAGAATCAGTAACTATACTAGTAGGAATATTTAAATACTTCTGTATACGTTTTGCTAAAAATTGTGCTTGATTTACATAATCAAGCGATCCGTTATTTCTTGCAAATAGTAATGCGCCTTTAGTCATTTTCTATTAATTTTTCTACCGAACGTTTTTTACCCAATGCTACATAACTGTTATGATAATCGTTAGAAGCTTCAAAGTAAATATCTAAAATATCTTCTAAAAACTTAGACAAGTCTGGTATCATTACTGGACGATCGTTGTCATCAGTCAAAACAACGTCAGTATCTGCACCTTGCTTTACTAGTAAATCTATAAATGTAATTAACTCTCGTGTAATAGTAAACTGAGAACCTTCAGTAAAATATATTAAACTTTCTTTAAACTTTTCTTGAAGAATACGTTTTTGATTATTGATCGTAACCATATACTTGCTAAAGTCAAGGGCTTTTTCTAATCTTTCGTCCATACTACCTCCTGTTAGTGTTAAGTATAACACAGATTGTTTAGTAAGTCAATATGAATATACTTATTATTACAGGTTGCTTGTAGAGTTGTAAGTTGGTGCTGCTACACTTACAGTGGTGACTGTGTTAGACCCTATTACCATTGTACCATTTGCTCTCAGTACAGACGGTTGTACTGTTAACGTGCCCTGGACGTCTTCGTCAACATCAGTACCTTGTCCATCAACGCCGCCTGTATTAACATCGTCAAACACTACGTTAAATCTAATTCTAGAAGTGTTATCTTCTTTTGCTTGAATATAAAAAATGTTACCTGTATACGTTGATGCTGTTTTTTGCCATATAGTTTGGTAAGTACTAGTAAGATCATAGTTACCAATACTCGAAGCAGTACCATAGCCTGTGCTGTGTATAGTGCTTGTATAACCAAACTCAACGTGTCCAGTTCCGATTATACCCGACCATTCTTGACCCTTTGTAGAGTTATCGCCTGTTTGTGTAGAATCTATTTTCACTCTACTACCTGCATTAAAAAATTCTCTACGTGCAGCAGCGTCTGCAAATGTTAGTGTGAATTCATGATTTACAGCACCATTCCATGGAGTTGTTCTGCTATTACTCGAATATGAAGTTTCAGAACGTTGACTAGTATGTAGGTCAAATCTATTATTTTCGCAATCAGTCATTAAACCTTCAAGATATATTATGTGAGCTTCTTCAATTTTATCAGTATTAGTTGTGTTTGCAAGGTAATCACCAGTTACATAAGGACTTTCAATTGTCCCAAAAGCGGTTGTTCCAATCTGGTGTACTCTTGCTCTTACAATATCGCTATAAATATCTAAATACTGTTGTTCACTAATCAAATCACCGCTAGATGTTGCTGCTACTGTTGTAGAATCAATACTGTTTCCGTAGCCATATGTTTCGTTAGCACCTGAAGAAGAATCTCCCATTACTGATAATATTCGAGAACGTAGATTGTTATATCGCGTGGCTGTAATAAAGGTAGGCATTGGGACTCCTGTCAAACTATATCATTATATATAGTTTATTTACTTTACAGTGTTGTTATGTTTTGGTAAACTGGTGCAGGAACTTCGATATAAAAGTCAATTAAATCATCACCAGTTAGAGTACTTTTTGCTCTTAAATGATTTACACTACTCTTTAAAGTTCCGTCAATTAAATCATCTTCTGCGCCGCTTTCCAAATCATCAAATACAATTTTAAATTGTATTTCAGAATCAGAAACTTCTTTTGCATATATTTCCATTAAATTTTGATTATATGTAGGATATATTCCACCATTGCTTAATTTAGTATAAATTAATTGATAAGAAGTTGTTAAATCATAGTTGCCGATTGCAGAAGGTGTTCCCTGGTCAGTTGTACTAGTATCACTATGGTTAAACTTAACTATACCTGCTCGTTGTAATAGAACACTCCAGTCATTGCCTTTAGGGGTTGCATAACCTAAATTAGATGTTTCTATTCTAAGTTCACCGCCTGAGTTAAAAAAATGTCTACGATGACCAGAATTATTAAAAGAAACTTTTACTTCATGTATAAGTTGTCCATTCCATTGAGAAGTTCTAGTGGAAGAAGTACCCAATTCGACTACTGACTGAGTCGAATCAACTAAGAATTTATCAGTTTCGATTCTATCCATCATTCTTTCTAGATCAGCAATACCTTTAAATTCAGCATCAGCTCCTGTGCCAGTTGACTCTTCGCCTATAATATCAATTCCGGCTACAAATTCAAGATTTTTTATTTGATCAGTTATTTCAGAACTTAATAACCCAATTTGGTGTAATCTTGCTCTTATCAAGTCTTTGTATAAATTATTAAAAGACTGTGCAGTAACATTAACTTGCATATTGCCGCCTGGGATGTTTGTTACTTCTTCACTACTTATAGCACCACCATAACCTGAAGCACCTTGTCCATATCCAGTTTGTCCAGCGCCAGTTCCTAAAACTGCTGCTATTCTGTTTTGCAATAGGTTAAACCTTGATGCTGTAATTAAATCTCCGACGGCCATTTATCTTTCCTTTATACCTTAAGAACACATTCTACTAATTTTTCGCCCTCATCGTTATTTGTTTCTAGTGCTATGCCTACCATTGCCGTTGAAGCAATAGTTGTACATACACCTTCTGCCCAAGCATACACTGCCATACCCTTTGAAACTGGACCTTTTACTCTTACTGGTAAACGTCCTTTAAGTCCAATATATTGCCCTTCTGCTTCTGAATTCATCATAAGCGCAGGATCTGTTGATACAACACCAATACAGAATGAACTTGCGCTTGCTGGCTCTACTTCATGATCCGGATGTCCACATACTGCAACTGCTGTGCCTGCTGGTAATTCTTCAGCAGTGGTATATTTCTCTGCAAGGTCAGCAAATTGTGCTTGTGTTGCTGTACCATGAAAAACATTTGCTGTAATGTCACCGCTTGCATCTCTTGCGGCAATTGTATTTCCGCCAGCAGTGACTGTTGCTGTTTGGTGACTAGGTGCGCCTGCTGCAGGATCATTTACTTTAAGATTAGTTGCTTTATCAGATTCGCCTCTAAAGTTTACAGCATGTACTTCTGCCCATTGTAATGTAGGCGATCCTAAATCAGTTACATTGTCTAATACCGGAACTACTGCTGGGTGTGTAATTTTTGCTACATCAGTTAGTGTACCTGAAGCGTTTGTTGTTTTAAAAATTATTTCACTGTTACTACCATTATTGTTTGATAGTACACCAGCACCGCTTTGTGTAGATAGACCAAAAATTCCATCTATAGTTGCACTAGGTGCTGTTAGTGTTGCAGAAAAGTTAGCTGCGGCACTTAGTGCATATGCACTTGCTGCAACGCCACCTAGTTTTTCTGCATTAGAAGCAGTACCATGGTAAACATAATCATTTCCGGCTACATTAGTACTATTTGTAACACCGTTGTCTGAATCTAAAGTATATTTTAGGGTTGTACCTTTTTTAATTTTATCAAAGCCGGCAATAGGATTAAGTGATCCTAAAGTAAATTCTTCGTTACTTATAATATACGAAGTTTGATCATTAATTACAGCTTTAATAATAGTTTTTGTAGCACCTAACGTATCAATTACTTGTTCACTTACCATGTTAGTAATACCTGAACCAGCAGACTGAGGACCAACTAGGGTATATTGATTATCTCCTGCTGTACCGTTATGCACATATAACTGATTGTTTACTTCGTCCCACCAAAAATCACCTTTAACAAGTGTACTAGGTGCACTTGATGCGATCTCAGAACCGCCTGTTGATTTCCAATATCCAATACCTGGTAATGCGCCAGGAGTAGCAACAAAATATTTTAGTTTACTATTTGTAGAATCGTACCATAACTGCCCTCTAATTGCTCTAGTTGGTGCGTTTCCGCCTGCAAAGTTTTCTAACAAGAACAATAAGTTCTCGTTTTGGATCTCTCCGTACCCTGCGTAGTTTTTACCAATAAATTTGATATTGGTTGTTTGATCTATAGTTCCATCTTCTACTGTTGTTAACAGTGAATTGTCGAATCTATCAATTTGATAAGCCATATTCTGTACCCCTAAATGCTATTATTATTTATCGTATCTTTATAAACTTTCAAGACCTATGTTTACCCATTCAATTGTTGTAATATTAGTGACAGGATCAGTATTTGCCTGCACTTCATAAGTTAAAAGTTGTCTGTTTGGATTTGTGAATTCGATATTGTTAAACGCAATATCTCGAACCACTGGTTGATTTTCTGTACCATTTTTGTCAACAGCAACCGTTGAAATATTCTTTGCTGTTTCAATATTAATTGTAACACTACTATAACTAGTTGTATGTATTCTTGCTATTTTACCAACGTTAACAGATTCAACTGGAAACAGTCCTGCTAAGTAAGAAGCAACAATTTCTAGATATGCTAAGTTAGTATCGATACCTGTAACGTCTAATGCCATAGCTAATGGCTGTGTTAATGTTGTATTATCGACATATACTTTGTTAGCAGCATCACCTGGATTCTGTGGTGTAGCAATACCACTTATTCTAGCAACAGGGTTAATTTGTAACTGGCCGCCTGTAGTAAATGTAATATTACCTGTAGCTTGTAAATTTAAATTACCTGTTGCTAAAACAGTATTGCCGTCTATGTTAATGTTATCTACATCTAAATACACCAATGTACCTAGTCTAACTAAATCATCTGCAAAGTTAATGTTTTGTAAACTGTTTTCTGTTAATTTAATACTACCGTTAATTCTATAACTTAGCGATTCACTTGTTAAATTTAAATCTTTGTTTGATTCCCAAGCGTTTGAATCGTATTCCCATAAGAACGTTTTATCGCCCTGTGTAGATCTAACAATAATACCACCGCCGTCTGCAAATAAATCGTCTTGTGCTGTACCGTCAGCAGTAACAGCAAGTTTTATCGATTTATCCAAAACTTGCAAGGTTGTAACTTCAACGCTTAATTGCTCACCTTCAACAATTAAGTTGCCTGTTATTCGTGTATCACCTTCAACATCTAGCGTATATAACGGAAGTCGATCAATATTCATTATACCAACTCTACCTTCACTAGCATCAATGTATACAGCGTTAGTTAAGTTACCTAAGTTAGCCCCAGACACAACTCTTAATGCAAGGTCACTATTTGAGATAGGATTTTCGATAAAGAAATTAGCACCCTGTGGACGCATACTCATAATCGTGTTAGTAGTATTTGAGAATATTAAACCGTTTGTGTTTCTTATTTCTAATCTACCAGTTGTTAAACTATCAATATCAGATCTAATAAACTGATCAGCATTGAGTAATTGTCCGTCAGTTGTTGCTAAGTTTGAAGTACTTTCAGCAGTACCAATAAACTTAAAATTTACTTTATCGTATACGTTAAACCCTTTGAATATAATACCATTAGGATTACTTGCTGATACAAGTGCTGGAATTCTAGCCACTACAGCAGGTGTAAATTCTATGTTACTAAATAAACCAACTTCTTCGTTATTGATGTATAGTTTTGCAATTGTAATCTCAACTTCTGTAATACTTTTAATAGTTTCAACGAAGAAACCTGTTTTACCTTGGTTTTTAGTAAAACTCGGTCCAATTAATAATGGATCGCCGCCGCCATCAAAAAAGTATAACTGGTCATCACTATTGTTAAACCAAAAGTCACCAGCTGCTAATCCAATAGGCTGTGTTGACTGAATAAACGGTTCGCCTGTTGATTTCCATTCTACACCAGTATAAATTTTTAACTGGTTGTTTGCGCTATCCCACCATAACTGCCCTGTCAACGGATTGCTTGGTGCAGCAGTATTCGAAAAGTTTTCAAGCAATTTGATAAAGTTTTCATTAAAAACTTCACCGTAGCCCCTATACCCTCTACCTACAAGCGTTAAGTTTGTACTTGTAGTATCAATCTTTCCGTCAATTAAGTCTACTAGTACTGTACCGTTTGTTTTATTTAATTGATAGCTCATGTTGATGTTCCTGCGTATATAATATAATTTAATGCCAAGTAGGGGTTCATAACATTAAGTGGTGAACCTAAGGCACCGCCTGTTTCTATACCTCCTGTAGTTGTTTTTCCTTGATAACCCGAGGCACCTGCTTCTATAGATATAGGAATACCGTCTGGATCGGTTAATAACTGCCCCGGGTTATCTGGATCCTGTGCTTTCTGACTGATAGCATAGAATTGAGATTCGTCACCTTCTAAAGTATGATCATGGTCTGGTAAATTCTGTGTATTAATTGCATATGATTGATTTCCTTGTGATTGACCTATTGTATCTGGGCCGCCGCCTTCAAATGCAATACCTGTAAAGCTAAATGTAGCAATTCCACCTACAGTTAATGAGTTAATTGTAATTACTAGATCATGAGTAGGTGTAGCGCCGCCGAATATAACTCCAGAAATTGTAACTTTTTCTGCAACTGTATATCCAGTACCTGGATTAGTAACTTGTACATTATAATTTCCAGCATTAAGTTGTACACTGAATACAGCGCCAGAACCAGTACCCGTTGTTGATGTTTGCTGAACGTTTGTAAAACTTGCAACTGATCCAGTAACACGGTTTGCTGCTTGGCCGCCCATATTATCAACACCTAAAGGAAATCTACCTCTTAAATCAGGTAATCCGAATTTTAAATCTCCGCCATCGCTAACTAAACTTGCTGATTTAAAGTTATGTCCTATCACTTGCCATAGTTCGTTGTAGTCAGTTTTAAATACTTCTTGCCCTGTGCATAGTAACCAACCTGCAGGCGCTGTAACACCTGCATATGGCATAATACTACCGACCGGTGTAATAGGCACAGATGACAATAAATCAACTTTGTTTACTTTATACAGTCCTGAATCTGCTCCTGTAGTTTTGTTAATTAACAGTTCGTCTGTGTTACTGATTAAATCAGCTCTAAGTCTTGTTTTACTAGCAACGATATCGTTTGATATTGAAACTTCAAATACCTTTTCAGATCCTGACTGTCCGTCAAACTCAAAACTATTACTTGTAAAATCGCCTTGCATTCTAAATGTAGTTGCATTAGTTAATTTATCAGCAGTAGTTGATCTACC